TATTACACCAACCGAAAAGAAAAATGAGACAAGATTATTTATTTTTATTATCTTAAAGCCAAAATATGATAAAGCTAACATAATTAATGAACAATTATATGAAAAAGCTTTGAAAAATAATTATAACATTATATTTGATAGAACAGGGACTAATTTTGAAGTGTATTACAATAATGATATATCTAAAATAAAGGGTAAAGGATATAATGTAGTTTTATGTATTGTCTATAATAATTATACCAATGTAAAAGATAGAATAATGGAGAGAACTGCTAAAACAGGAAGAGCTGTTAATGAAGGTTATGCAAAAAGTTCTTATAGAGATTTGACATTCAATATACCAAAATATATAAATTTAAATTGTCAAAATGTTGATGAAATTTTTTGTTTTGACAATACATCATCAAGTATTGAATTAATATATAGATCTAAATGTATAAATAATTAAATTATCATTTCTATAAATAATTTACTATAATATTTTTTAAATAGTATATAATTTTATTTTTCTTTATCGAAATTACATTGTTCTATTCTCTCGCATTCAATATCATATCTGATTTCTCTTATAATCTTAATAACATTCTCTGGTTCAGCGTTTTTTAATTTATCCATCAATTCATCTACAATTTGCTTTACTAATCTTGACATCTTTTTATTATTTAATATATATAAAATTATCATTTTTTATAAAATATTAGTAAATATTTATATTTATATTTATATTTATAATATTTATATTTATTAGATATTAGAATTATGAAAACCTTTTTATCTTCTGAAAAAGAAATAATAAATTTTTTAGATAAACACGCAACAATATATGATTTGAAGGCATGTGTTGGAGATAAGGGGTTGTTTTTAAATAATAACATTGAATATGGGGGAAGAGTACCTAATTTTATTATTGATAAATATGATATAAAGTATTTTACAGAAGTATTAGAAAATTTAAAGTTATTGGGTGAAACGCCTAGAAATATAACAACAGAATATTTACAATCAAATATTATTGAATTAATAATTCAATGGATACAGCTGCGATTAAATACAAGTATAATATACATGTTTTCTTATTGGGATTATCTAAATAATTTACATGTAGCTGAATGTTTTAAGAAAGACTCTTTTAAATCCTTGGCAACTAAAGGTATGTCTAATACTAATATAAGAAACCTATATTTCGGAGATTGTAGAGAACACGAAGTATTATTGCATGTTATGTTAAAAATATATCTTCAATATCATAAACTCGATGATGAATTTATGATTTTTAAGTATTATGGTTATGGTACAGCAATAACCAATACTTCATTAAATAATAAGTATTGGAAAGATAAAAAATTTGAATTAAATAAACACCTTAAATCGCAGATGGGTGGTTTTAAATCATCGTCCTTTAAAAAATTATCGCGTTCTTTTTCGCAACAAATATCGCAAGGTCAATCTTCGTCATTTATGGAAAATACGCTTTTCCCTTCTATTGATAAAATAAATATTATTACTTGGGAACATACACACCCTTTATTATATGTAAAAAGCGAGAATAAAATATACGCGTTAGATGCTTTAGATCATAAAACTTTCTTAAATTCGAATAATATAAATGATGATCATAATGTAGAGATAAAGATTGAAGCATTGCCTGTCAAAAATAGAATAGGTGAATATAATTATTCGCTATGGTATAATAATTTACATGATAAGGATTCGCGTATTTATGTTGAAAACCCTACACCATTTAGTAAAAATACTCCATTTATAATGCCTGTTAAAAAAAATGTAGGCGAAGGTATAATATTTGGCAGCAAGTTTAGCAGAAAAAAGTTAGAAAGTTCACAATATTATAATCCATTACTTAGAGTATTGGATTTGCGTTCATTAAATAGTAGTGCTATATTAACAGACGCGATTAACGAACTATGTCTTATAGAAAAAGAAGACAGCTTCTCAAGTAAAAGAACTTCTTCTCAATCACGAAAAAAATTTGTTTAATAATTCTAATCACATAGTAAAAGCAAGAGTCGCGAATCGTCTCAATAATATTATTATTTTTATGTTACATATTTAGACATATGATCACATCAAATAATTCTTTATCTGTTAATTTTGTGTTTGCCAACATATTTGCCAATATATCTTTACGAAATACTTGATTAATAAATACATTTTTTCTTTATCTTTAATTATTAATTCAACCTTTTTAGTTAATAATTCAGATTTAACCTTTTTTGTTTTCTTGATAACAATAATTTATTCCTTACCATCAGCAATATTAATCGGTTGAAATTCATTCATTTTTAAGTATTGTGTATAATAGTATATTGTATTTATTATTTAATATAAAGTAAATAAATTTTTTATTTTTAATTCCCTTTTTTGAAAATCTATTTTATAAAATCACGCATATCATCATCACAAATGATATTTTATAAGAAAGGCGTATCATCAATTTCTTTCATAATGTTTTCTGCTTCTTTTTGGTAGTAAGACATTATCTCAATTGTTGTCAATTTTCCGTTATTGATTTGTTATGGATCAAATAAGAATATATTGTGTTCAAATAAATAGTATAATATTTCAGCATTTGTTTTAGTTGTTTTTGTATTTCTTCTATGTTGTAATAAAAAATATAATAACTATCAAAATAAATAGAGAAAATTTAACAAATTTCCTAAAACATAGTTTTAGGATATATAAAAATAAATAATCTTGTCTCATTTTTCTTTTCGGTTGGTGTAATAATAAAAATTGATAAAGACTATTTTTATTTTACTTATAGTAATTATAAGATGTTCGAATGTTTTATGAAAGATATTATTCACGAGAGCATTTTTGATATTTGCAATAATATATACGATGATATTTGTTATAATAATAACAATTGTCACGATAACAAAGATATCTTAAATCAAGACTTAAATAATTTTATTGAAAATGGGATAAATAAGTTATCAGTATATGATATTAATAATATCCTACTTTCTTACGGAATTGATAATGCATATAATTATTATGTAGAAAATATGTATAACGAAATGTATTCTTTATGCGCAAATGATACTAACAATAAATTTAGTATTACAAAAAATCTAGTTAATTGTCTCATTGTATCTTCATTCGAAATTAGATAATAAATTAGAATATTATATTATATATTATATAAGTATTATGTGTATTTTTTCCCAATACAAAGATATATTAGGACTTCCAAGAGAAGGTATACACTCTATTAGAGTATTTGATTATGCAATAATTGATATTATTATGACATTTATAGGAGCAGTAATAATATCATATTTTTTTAAAATTAATGTAATTTTAATATTTATTTATTTATTTATTTTAGGACAATTTCTACATATTTTATTTTGCGTTGAAACCAAATTCGTATCTACTTTTTTTAATTTAAAAAAATAATATGATATAAATAATAAAAATTGATAGTCTATATAAAGATTAATTAATATATATATACAACAATGAACGTTCTACTCCCCAAGCAATTCAATGTCGAAAAGATTAAGTACTCAGAAATGAAAATTATGAAATCAGGTGCAAAATCTGTTTATGTAAATTATCAAGGTTCTAAAGTTAATATGCAAACTCCTCTACTAAATATTCCTTATGGTGTAAATGATAATATGCAGTTTATCAAAGACGATCCTAAGAGTAAAGATGAAACTCAAAAGTTTGATATTACAGTATCTTTTAAGGGTATCGATGAAAATCCTAAAATTAAAACATTTCACGATAAACTTATTGAACTTGAAAATAAAATTATGGAAGATGCATTTGTCAATCGTGTAGCATGGTTTAAGAATAATTTTGATGGAAACAAGGGAACTGTATCAAATATGTTCAGTCGTATTGTTCGCCGCGACAAGGATAAAGAAACAGGAATGTATGCTGATAAATATCCTCCTACATTTAAGGCAAAGATTCCTTATAATTCTCTAGAAGATAGATTCGACTTTGATGCATATGATATGGATAATGGAGAAATCGATTTTAAAGAGTATGTTTCAAGTCTTAAAGGTGGAAAGGCTCAATTTATTATCCAACTAAATGGCATTTGGTTCTCTGCTGGAATGTTTGGATGCAGTTGGAAGATTGTATCTGCGAAGTTCCAAAAAATTAATTCTTCAAAACTTACATTTGTAAAGGATAGTGATGATGAAAATGTAGAAGACGATGATGATGATATTGATGTAGATACTGAAGTAATTAATAAACCTGTACAGAAAGTATCTGCTGTTGTTGCAGATAACAAAAAAGTAATTAAACAAGAAGAAGATGATGAGGAGGAGGAAGAAGAGGAGGAGGAGGAGGAGGAGGAGGAGGAGGAAGTTGATGATGTGCCAACTCCGGTTCCAGAACCAGAACCAGAACCAGAACCAGAACCAGAACCTGTAAAACCTGCTGTTAAAAAGGTAGTAAATAAGAAGAAGTAAAAATTATATTTATAATATAAATATTAATACGAAAAATATTAAACCCATTACTACACGTCCTAATGGAGAAGGTTCATCTGTATTTAAATCATAAAGTTCTATATTATTTGATATTATTTTTGCTATCATATCTATAATTTTATATGCTACAGGAAGAGATAGTGTAATAAATAAAAAAAACCCATAAAAAGCAGTTTTAAATTTATTTATATATATATCATATGTATTTTTTTGTTTTTCTTCAATTATATTATTCATTACTATATTTGGATTAATAGGTGTATATGCAAAATCAGGGGTATATTTAATATCATAATTATTCATTGTCAACTTTAAATATGTTCTACATAATAATATAATAAAAAATTATTTTCTAATTCATTTAAACTACTTCTATTTATAAATTCTAATAATGTTTCAATACTTGTATTTATGCGAATATTTGCAATATTATTAGGATTTGTTATATTTATACTACCTGAACCACCTATTAACCACGTAGGCATATTTTCATAAAAATTATTAGAACACATAGCTAATGATTTTATAAAATTACAACACAATATGTATAGTTCTTCATTGCATTCTCTAAACATTTTAATGGCATCTTTGCAAAAATCAAATATTAAGGTATCTTCTGTTATATTATTAAAATATGTAACATTTTCTGGAATACTACTTGAAAACAACTTAAAATACTTTATAATTTTTAAAAAATCTACATTTGTTAATGGTTTAAACCATTCAGGACTATTATAAAATCCACGTCTTTCTATTTCTATCGCCAAATCTGTAAATGCGTGCATACTAGTTTCCCATTTATATTCATTTTCTTTTATATGTAGATTATGATATTTGATAAAATTTTTTAAACTTTTAATAATACTATTATCTAATAATTCTCTATTATAAGGATTATAAGGATCCTGTTTGTTATTTATACATGTTCTAATAAAATATTCTAATTCAATAGCATCAAATATGTATTTTTCACCTCTGCAATTTTTTAATATGAAAAGTCTTTCATATGGTATATCACATATATTTTCTCCAGTAAATAATTCTTCATTATTCATATAAGTATCGTCAGTAGGGTCGTATTTAATTATTTGCTTATTTTTTATTTTTCTTTGTATTTTTATTAGACTTGATATATATATATTATTATTTTCTAAATCATAAGTATTTTTATTTATTTCATATAAAAAAATATATTTTTCCATTTTACTACTATAATTATTTTTCTTGAATATATTATAATTACTATTATCTGCTATATTACATAGCATTTTATAAGGAATATTTTGCAATAATTCTATATATAGTTCTTTAATAAATAGATAATTAATATTATTAAGATATTTATATAATTCATATAAATCATTTATATTTATTTCATTTTTACTTTTAAAAACATCGTAAAATATTTTATGTATATAACAATTTTTTGTATTCTTATGATATCTACAAAACTCTACACCATTTATATTACGATTGCATAATTTGAAATTATTATATCTGCAAATGCATTTTTTATCAATATCTAAAGATATTGTATTATTCATTAATATAATTATACAAAATATTTACGCTTCTTATTTACTATAATTTATTATTTATATGTTAAACAGATAATAATACTCCGGCATTTTTATAACTAAAATAATCATATAATTTATCATTTAATAGTATATATTTTTTCCCATCACGCGATACAACTTTTCCTTTATTTTTATTAGTTCTTTCATATAATTTATATAATTGTATTTTATTATCATCCTCTATATTATGAGTGTATGAAAATTTGTTATTATTGATATTTATTGGCCAATTATAACATTTATATCCATTTTCTAGAGGTTTATTTATTTCAGAATGTATGATACAATCTATAGAAGATGCTTTTAACATATCTAAAAATGTCTTTATCAATCCTTCTTTCTTTTGAGCCTTGATTAATATATGTTCATCAGTTGTTAATTCATTGTCTTTTTTTCGAATTGTTGGATTAGACAATATTTGTTCTTTTGTAAATTTCATAATATATTTATATACACCAACATTTCTATCTTCAACAGGAAGAGACATATGACTACAAGTTCTAACAGCTCTACCAATTACCTGGTCTATTCTAACAGAGTTCCAAAAATATTCTGTTATTAAAACTCTTCTGACATTTTTCAAAGAAATACCCTCTGCACCAGATTGAGTAATCATCATAATTTTAACTAGTTCTCCATATCGTTGGTCTATACCTACGCCTTTATTTGGAAGACTATTCTTTATATTTTCTGGTAGGTCTGTAAAGTCGCCGTTAAATATATTCATTAATATACTCGTTTTTACACGGTCAGAATTAAAAACAACATATCTCTTATTGTCGTATTTTTTATGAAATACATCCGGGTCATCAAATATATATCCATATTCTTCATTTTTTACTATATTTATTTCAATATATCCTTGTCTATTTAAAACTTCTTTGAATATTCCCAAACCTTCTACTACACGAAATTGTGAATATACTAATACACTTCCTGGAGATGTGTTAATATCTTCTAACATTTGAGCAAATTTAGGACTATAATTTTCTTCTAAATTCTTAATATCTAGATATTTTCCTTTTCTCAATTCCTTTAAAGCATTATTTAATTTTAATTCATATTCAACAGCAACTTCTTTATTTATATCTATACCATCTTCATCATCATTATCGCTATTTTTATCATCGTCATTTTGAGATAACTCCTTCTTTTTTAATAATCGGATATCTTGCGGAAACTCTCTTACGATTTCTTCTGGAAATGCAAAATTACATACTAATCTACTAAAAGCCCTATAAACAGAACTAGTATCAGCACCGCCTTTATTAGCAAACTTTTTCTTTCTTTCATCCATATCTATTTCTTTTTTTCTAACTTCAACATATTTTTTCATTTGATGTTTAGTCATATAAATGTATCTTATATTTTCAGGTAATAATCGAGGAAATAATTCAGAACCAGTTGTTTTATAGTAACTTAATATTCCTAATACTCTTCTTTTAAATAAATCCTGATTAATTACCTTAATATCTTCAGGGTCCTTGCTATTTATAAAAATATTATTAAATTCATCTTGTTTAATAGGAAAAACATAATCTACAGTTCTTTTATGTTTTAAAGATAATTTAAGACCTTCTTCATCTTCGTCTATTCTAACAATATTTTTAATAATATTTGCAAATTCTTCTTCATTTATATTATTCTTACTATCATACACTAAATCAAGTTTAAATTCAGTATTATTATTGTATACAAGCAATTTATCTATCTTTTTATTACCACATTCTAAATATTTAATATTATTAATACAACTATTTCTCAAAAATTTTAATGTATTCATTATTTTGACAATATTCTGTTTAATCTTTGTTTTGTTAACGCTGGGAAATCTAGGAGCAGGATTTTTAATAGGGTCTTTTTCATATTTTTTAATGTTTGCCATCGCTCTTGAAATTATTACATCAACTACTTTTTTAATAGGTGCAAGAGAATAACCAAATATTATATTATAATTTTCTCTAAGATACGGATGAGATAATAACCACGAAGGTACATTTAAACCCTGTGTTTCAAATATTATATTTTTATTTTCTTTTAATGCATTTTCTAAATTTAAATCATTTAACTTATCACATGAGTTTGAATAATCTTCAGTGCATTTTTCACCCTTCCTTATATCAAAGTATGCCTTTTCAAAAGAATCTAATAATTTCTCATCTGGATTTTTATATTTATCTTCTATACAAACCTTTCTATTATTACATTCAGCGTTAACCTTTTTGATTATTTCAAGAACCCTCTTTTTATATTCCTTATTATTTCTTATTAAATCGTCTATTATTATTTTTACATTATCATTGTTTAATTTTAAATAATTTACTATTTCTTCCGCCATTTTTGTTTTTTGCGAACCCGTTATTCCATTTGTTACTATTATATAAGGTTTTTTAGGGTCTATCTTACTTATGCTCGCATTTTCTATTTTTTTTATCACAGGTTCTGCGTTTATTTTATTTGTTAATTCCTTTAAAATATAACTTTCTTCATTATCCCAAGGTTTTTTAACAATAAGAGAAGAATTATAATCTATTCTTCTATAATTTTGTGGTAGTAATATTATATTTACATATTTATCATTTTGATATATTTCATCTATATAACTATATAATTCACTCTCTTTTATTCTTTCTACTAAATTCTTTTTATTAGTAGTACCATGTAAAATTGGTATATTATGTGTTACCATAGGTCCTCTTAATAAATTTATTAAAAATGATATTTCGTAAGGTTGATTTATTATAGGAGTACCAGATAATAATACCATTTTAATATCTTTAGCATTAATTAAAAAATTATATATTCTCATTGCTAATGTTGACCCATTTGCTATTCTACTTATAAAATTATGAACCTCGTCTACTATAATAAATGTATCATCAAAAGGATTTCCGTCTTTTTCCAACTCATCTATTAATTTTTTTGTCAAACCATTATAATTTATAAATCTATATCTATTCCTTATTATATGTGTTATTGTTTTATTAATTTCTTCTTTATAATTAGAACTTAAATCAGTATATTTAATATTATTAATTATAATTTCTGCACCATCTATATCTCCTTTATATAGCGGAACCCATACACTACCTGTTTTGCCAATTATTTGTTTTTGAATTGCGTATTTTTTTAATTCTTCTATCATATTAGCATTTCCTTTGTCTACTTTTAAGCATGTCCAGGATTTCTTTAAATTTAAACCAATAGTAGATATTTTCATTAATTCATTTTCATAATTTTGCGACAATGATGCAGGTGTCATAATTACTATTTTTTTTCTATTAATATATCCTTCTGCTGCTGCAATTGATGCTGCAGATTTACCAGAACCTAATTCGTGATATAAAAGAATGCCTCTATATGGACTATCAAATTGCATATAATCTTTAATAATTCTTTGTTGTGGAAATAGGGACACCTTCGATACATCTAAATCACAACTATCTTTTGTACAATTACATGACGATTCTATCTTCTTCTTGCTATATTTAGATGGATGAAATGTATTATATATGAATTTATTATAACCTATTCTATTTGGAAGAATCCAATCATTAGTTTTCACCTCTATATTCATACACTTTATCTTCTAATATAATAATTCAAATAAAAAAATGTTATATTATTAGATAAACTAAAAAAAATTATGCATAATATTGAAAAACTTTTAGATAAGTGCGAATCAATGACACTACTTTGCACAAAAGCATCTTCACATTGGAGTTTTGTAAAATTCTGTTTTGCAATTCCTCTTGTATTAACTAGTTCTACTATGTGTATAATAAATAGTATTAGTGAAGATGCAAATTCTATAAAAATACCTAATATCATTGTTAATGCCGTAAGTGTATTAATTATGTCTCTTACAAATAGTATTAAAGCAAGTGAAAAATTTGAAATATTTAAAAAATTATCCCAACAATTTATGTTGTTATCTCAAGAAATAGAAGCTTGTGACGGAACTGTATCAAAAGAAACATTTAATTTATTATCATTAAAATATGATAATTTAATACAAGATTGTTCTTTTGAAGAAATTCCTTTAAAATTTAAAATTGAAGTTGCAAAATGTTTTACAGATGTAGATAGACATATTCCAATTCAATTAAACGGTATTATAGGAAATGCTAACGTCGCTAAAAGATTGAGTGGAGGAAAAAAAGATACTCCAGGTGCTACACTTGTAAATATATCAACCGCTCCACCTAAAGAATTAAAATCAGATGAACCAGAAAAGGTATATGGTTCTGGAGAAAATGTTTAATTATATATAAAACCCATATCTTCTGTCAACATTAACTCATCATCACTATCATCATCGTAAGTCCCTAGTTTATGTTCATCATCATATTTATTAATAGCGTCAATATCATCGTCGTATATATCGTCAAACAATTTACTATCAGGTCTTGCGTCATCTGTAGGATTTTCCTCTTCAATTTCAAAAACCTCTTCTTTTTTTTCATTCATTATTTTATGTTTTATGCCTGCTTTTTTTAATTCTTTTATTAATAAATTCTCCTCAACAGATTTGTCGTTTAAAATATTTATTTTATTCTGTTTATTTTTTTCACGTTGCTCATTTAAAAAATTAATATTTTCTTCTGCAGTTGGAAAAGTAAGTTCAATTATTTTTAATATATCAGTATATATATTTTTTGCTAATTCTTGTATTGTACTATTATTAATAATATGAGAAGACAGAGACCCATTAACTAATTCGTCGGGATTAAACGGGCAGCATAATGCTCTACTCACTATATATCTATTAATTCTCTCTGTGTCTATTTCATTATCTTCTACCAATATACTATTTAATTTATTTAAATCTATTATAATATTTCGTAAATCTTTTATTGATATATCAATTAATAATGTTAATTCGATATTATCTTTTTTCTTTGAATAATTATTTAATATTTTTATAATAGACAGGATTATGCTCTTATATTTTATTTTATCTTTATAAAAACTGTTTATGAAATTATCGTTTTTTAAATTTTTAGATGTTTTCGCTAATATATTTAAATTGTTTTTAATAGCAATATCTATTTTTTTTGCATTAAATTCTATATCATCTATAACTTTGACAGGAAGAATATTATTTTGTTTTTCTCTCATTTCATCTAACCATAATGATAATATATTTGAATATTTTATATCATAAGTTATATCTTCTTTAAAAATACTATCTAATTCTTTTACAACCGCCTTATCTTTATTAACTTTTTCTGGTATAAATCTTAATTCGCGAGTTTTATTTGTCATTCTTTTTTTAGCGAATTCTTTTTTCCACGCAATTAAATCCTTTCTCTTAGCATTTTTTAAATCAATATCATCGCTAAAAGTATCATCTAGTTTTTTTAAACAACACCCATGTAAAAATTTATGTATTTTTACATAATCTATATCGGGCATATATAATAGAGATTTCACGTGTTGTTCTTTACACAAATTTACGTTCTTTACGCATATTTTATTATCACGTAAATTTTTAAATTTCTCTTTTTCTATTAAACCTCGCATTTCTTTCTTTTTATTTTTTAACAATTCATATTTACTTTTCATATTTTCTAAATAAGGTGTGTATTTATCCTCAATAAATTTAATAGTATCTTTCAATAAATTATCAGCATTTATAGATAATTCATTTTTATTTATTAAATACTCCTTAGCAATATTTATTATATATGGGAGAACTCCTTTCTCTTCGCTCTTTTTTAAATTATTAAAAGGTGAACCATATTTATACCAATTAACTATATAATTATCATTTAAATAATTTTCATCGAGTGGAAAAGTATCATCTAATATTTTTTCTTGAACATTTAATATCCAGAATGAAATCGCATGTATAAACAATTCTTTTATAGACGATAACCATTCTTTAGTAGCAATTAATATAATATCAAGAGTATCTCTGTCTAATTCATTGACTAATCCATTTATATTTAAAATATTTTTAGGAGGTACCTTTTCTAATATATTTAAAAGTGTCTTATTCAATTCAACATTTCTATCCTTAAACTCTTTTATATATATATTTTTTCTAGAAGGAATACTTCTATTATATTTAAATAATTCGCTACATAATATATCATAATCTATTTCTAGATTACACATTTTACTAATTTCTGTTAATTCAGGAAGCACGTTTTTAATACCGTCTATAAAACCCTCTTCTGTTTTGTAATTAATATTCGTTAAATACTTATTAATATCTATAGTATCAATAACATATTTAATATCATATACTTCATGCGCTATATTATCTTGATCATCTACATTTATAGTATCTTCCATATTATCTAATGGAATACCTTCGTAGTTATCATTATATTTTCCCTCCTTAATTTCTTTTACTTCGCGATATGATATTAAGTAATGTTTACCATCTTTATCATAGTCAAAAATATGATTTCTCGAATATTCAAACTTATGTTTTAATATTTCATAATTTTTAATAATTTCTGGTTTTTTATCTACAGTTTTTAATATTTTATCTATTTCAATAATAGTATCTTTAATATTTGCTATATGCATTGATTGTTTAATATTAGTTAATAATTGAAGAACATCTCCCTCTTCTGTTTGGTTAATATGCAAAATTAACTTGTTTATATTTAAATTATTTAAATTTACTAATTCATCTGTTACCGCAATTGTAGAAAGATGTTCTTCTAATATAATTTTAGTTTTTCCTAGAAAATTTATGGTACTTTCCTTTAAATCTAATAAGTTTATAATAGATTTTAGTTTATCAAAAAATACCAGTTTCTTATTCAATATGTCACTTTTCTTAATATTAATACGTCTAAATATATTTTTTCGTTCCTTCTCGTATTCTGTAACAGATATCATATAATCACATAAAATATCACAATCCTTTTGATTAATTAAATCAAGAGATTTACCAAACTTTTTAAATATAGCATCTATATTTTTATAATCTAAATTAAAATCATTCCTTTCATCTTCTTTCATATATTTAATTATATGATGAATATCAGGTCTTACATCTTTAACTAAATCTTTCGTATTATCATAATTATTTGCATTCTTTAAATTTATATTTTTGCTATTAATTAAATAATCTGTAATCTTCTCATATATTTTATCACTAATAGTAGATTTCGGTATTTTATAATATGCAGATATTATAGGAATATTTACTTCATCAGTTGGAAAAACAGGATAATATATGGGAAACTCATTATTGTGATAAGGTTCTAATGATATATTTATTTTTTTATCATTCATAAAGCGAATATTAGTAGATTCGTTATTATATTTTATGCAAAAAAAATACTTATCTTTTGCTTTAATATATTGACTAAACTCTCTATTTTCTAATTTATTAAAATACGAAGCATCTTCCTGTTCTTTTATTTCATTTACATCGTTTTTTTCTTTTTCAACTTCTGCATTAAATATATAATTATCATAATTATCTAACACACCTCTTTTCTCATTTATATCATTTATAATCTCATAAAATAATTTTGTTACATTTTTTGCCTTTTTATTGTTTAAAAACATATTAGATAAATTATCGAGGATATCATTTTCAGATAATGCAATAAAAGAAGGGTTATCCTTTATTATATCGTCTAAACTCATTATTTCTAAATACTCAATATCATCTAAATCTTCATCTTCGTATTTATATGTGTAATCATCAATTTCAATAGACATTATAGAATAATATTACTCTTCTTTTAATATATAATAATATAAATTATGATATATTATTATTTAAAGCAAATTTATTCCATTTCGTTTTAATAGAAACAATATCTTCAATAATCTCTTTACATACTTTTTCCATAAAAGATATGAACATATTGCGATCTTCTACATTATCTAAAGTAATACGAATTATCATAATCGATTTTAAAGGATGTGGGCAAATATATCCTATAAATTTACAATAAATATTATCAATACTATTGCTTTCTCTTACATATTTATTATGTACATAGGATTGTATAATATTTCCCAATGTATCATCCTCATTTTCAATAATAAATTCATATGTTTCTTTAACATCTTGAAATTGTTGAATTTTTACTAATTCTGATATCTCAATATTCACCAATTCTTGCATTAAATTATTTAATTTTGATGTAATAATATCCAATGATTTGGGAATTAAATATTTAGGTCCCATATTTACATTTATATATTCAATATCAAATTTAAACTTAATAGGATCTCCGTAATTATTCTTGTAATATGCACGTTCTTTATCCAAAATATTATCGCATTTTTTTGCTTCAACTGGGTCTTGAATATATGAAAAGTTCGCTAATGATACTGGATTAAACGAGGCATTATCACGACCAGTTCTTTTAACAATGTCAGCAGTTAAATGCAAATGTTCTCCGGGTCTTAGGCGAGTAATCAATATATTTTCTTTAGAAACTTTATTTGGTGGGAATAATTCTTTTAATTTTTTTTCACTCAATTCAACTCCATTTAAAGAAGCCTTGTAATCAGAAGTCCTAACATCTATTTTTTTATTAGTAGTATTATTTACATTTAATTCTAGAACTAGCGAATTATCTTCATAATTTTCAATTTCATCCGCAGTCATACAAATAGGAATTAGACCTATTCTGTGAATAATAAATTCATCGTGAAGAGCACCAGAATTAAATTTTACATTTACTGTAGGTTCTTCCTTCTCGAGTTTTTCACCAATTGCGCCGATGTTAGGAATATCTGTCATTATTATTCTTCTAATACCACTTACAATAGATAAATCAATATTATGAATTTCAAAACTGTGATTATTTGAAGGGTCTGAAGGGTCAAAATTATAATTGTGAAACATTCTATTAATATATTAATATATTCTATCTTATATATCAATTTTTAAAAAATAAAAAATATTTATGATTTAGACATTGCTAAAATAATTAAAATTATTGTTACTAATATCATAGGTACTAGAGACATTAAACTTATTATCCATCCCCATGTATTACATTCTCCCTTTGTTAAACATGTTATATTATATGCTGTTATAAATATTATAAATATAAAAAGTATATATAATAATAAATATAATCCTGCTCCTTGAACATATATATTTAGCGATATACAAATAATTGTTAAAATTATACTTATTAACATATATACCCACGCCTGTGTAGAATAAGTATTGTACATTTTCTATATTCTTTCTATTATAATTAATATATTTTAGATTTTATGAAATTAGACTATTCATTATAGCAAAACACATTGATGTTCTAGGTTGCATTTCATTAATTGAATTAGATGCGAAGAATTGGATAAGAGTTTTAATATTTTTTACATCATTGCATTGACATAAATAATAGTAAATATTAGAAGAAGTAATTAGTTTTTTACTAAAAATATTTGTTTGAAGATTTCTCAATTGTGCCAAATGATATTGAATAATTGGTGCAAATTGCTTATCAAGTTCCTTAATCATTTTAAATCTTTTATATTTTGGATTATAAGTAGTCGTTGATTTATAATAACCATACAAACTATCTTTGATCGTTGAAATGATAGTATGAACTAGGTATGTAGGATCAATTTCCTTTCCATTATTATCAATAGGCAGTTGAATATTAGGTCTATAAGTTGCAATATAATCCTTGATTGTATAATTTTGCTTATTTTTCATATAAACTTCTAGAATATTCATCCATAGATTAGGGTGACACGGATCAGTTTCTTCGCGATGATTAATGTAATTTGAAGAGATTTTATATAACTTCGTAACTCCTTGACCTACATTCTTTTTAATAATTAGTCCATAAGTAATATTATTACTAATATAATTATTACCATCAACTACTTGACTGAAGAACGAAGGATATTTAACACCTAGATTAAATAGCTCTTGAATAGATGAACTATTACTATCGTATTCATATAGAGTAGTTCTATTTTTAGTATTAATATGCACTAATTCTTTGTAATCTTCCCCGAGAACATCTGTATAATCTACAATATGCTTATTTTCTTTATGAATTAAAACAAATTCGTAAGCATCCTCGATATTTAAATTAGAAACAAACATTTC